TTTCTTGCGTTCTTTGAGATTAGTATGGTGAAAGTATCTGATCAATACTTAATAGGCTTAGACTTACTTTATATATTAAATTCAATTAGGAGGTATGATGGTGTGAAAATAGTAAAGCGTAGTGGTTGGTATGAGAACAACGGAAAGACTAGAGTTACTAAAGAGACTAATGAGAAAGGTTTAATATCTATAATTAAAGAGTATGATGCTGATGCTATCTTTAATAAAAATATTAGAAAAGCTTTCTTACCTAAAGACAATAGTAAACTAAAGTTATTCTTACATATGTTTTTAGCTTACTCTAGTTTTGCAATGATGGTATTAACTTATATTATATTAGGAGATGTATGATGTACGATGAAGATGCTACAAAATGTCAACAATATTCTTTTATGTCAGCTAGAAATATGGAACGTATGGTGCTGATGGTTAGTCAATCTATACAGCAGTCATGGTCTGAAGTAGGTATGATGCTTAATGATGTAGAGGAGAAAGGTTTAGAGAGTGTATATCTTAACTGGCAGATGAAGCAAGATACTTATAAGTATCTAAAGAGTAATAAAGGATTTATGTTTGGTCAGTTACTAGCAATTAAAAACTCTTATAAGTGTGATAATGCTAAAGCTTATTCTGCTATGAAAGTATTCTTAAAAGTTAAAGGATTAAATTTAGTTAAAGCAGGATTCTGTGTTCAATTAAGTTTTGGTTTAGTAGGATGTTTTGATTCTCATAACTTAGCACGTTATAATATAAAGAATAGAAATCATTTAAGGATTAATAAGGATGTTACTACATTTAAAGGTAGAGCAAGAAATGAAGCAAAACTTATTAACTATATTGGCTTATGTCATTCTATAGGTACTAAAACTATGTGGGATGATTGGTGCTATAACTTAGCTCAACAAGAAAGAAATAAGTTTAAGTCAGGAGAAGAAGTAAGTAAAGCACATTATAATTACTTAATAGGAGAAGCAATATGATGACACCCGATGATGTTAATGAAAGTATAGGCGAAAGAATTTCTGAAGAAGTTTGGGAGATGTCCGATGCAAATGTATTAAAAGAATTAATTGAGTTTGATACTAAATGTAATTGGATGGAAAATCAAAGAATACTTTTAACTGAGTTACTTGTAGAGAAATATTTTAGTAGATTTTAGGAGATTACTTATGAATGTATTAGTTGCTTGTGAATATAGTGGTGTAGTCAGAGAAGCCTTTAGACTTAGAGGACACTATGCTTTATCAAATGACTTATTACCTGCTGATGATGGTAGTCCTTATCACATACAAGATGATTGCTTTAATGCTATAGATGCAGCAAGACATTGGGATCTTATAATTATGCATCCACCTTGTACTGCTTTAGCTGTTAGTGGGAATGCTTGGTATGGTAAAGGTATGCCTAAGAATGCTGAAAGACATGAAGCTATAAGTTGGACTACTAAGTTGTGGACTTATGCTAGATCTAAAGCTACTTATGTTTGTATGGAAAACCCAGTAGGAGTGTTACCTTTCAAGCCTAGCCAGTATGTACAGCCCTATCAGTTTGGGCATCCAGAGTCTAAGAAGACAGGCTTATGGTTGCATAATTTACCACCCCTAAAAGACACATATAATTGTAAAGAAAAACACGATGCATTGCCTCGTAACAAGCGTATGCGTCTACATTATCTGCCGCCTAGTAAGTATCGTTGGAAGATTAGATCGACAACCTTTCAAGGTATTGCTGATGCTATGGCTAGTCAGTGGGGACAACAACCTTTAATAAATTACGGAGCATAGTTACTATGGATAACTGCTGTAATAAAACTAATGATTATTATATAGACGAACACTTTGATATCGTGCAATATGGCGATAGAAATGTAAGGATGGAATATATAACTTATCATTGTAATGTTTGTGGAAAAGAACTGGACTACGAGGATTTAAACCATGAAGATATATAGAAAGTCATTTGTAACTGGTAGAACTAATTGTATGGATATTGATATAACACCTATTCAATATAGAGATTGGAGGATAGGCGGTCTTATACAAGATGTAATGCCTCACATATCTGCTGATGAAAGAGAGTTTATAATCAGCGGATCAACTAGGGAAGATTGGGAAACTATGAGTTCATTCTGTAGGGAGGATCATTATGCCTAGATATAAAGTAAGAATTAGATTAGATACCTGTGAATATTATGATATAGAAGCACCTAACGAAGCTATGGCTGAGTCTGCAGGGTGGGATAAGTTCTCAGAAGCATACGCTAATTGTATCAATGGTTACTCTGTTGATATTAGTAGTGAGCTTGCTGACCCGGACGATGATCCAATGCAATATGTGGGGCATCACTAATGGGTAAGTATTCAAAGCATACTAAAAGGTTTGTAGGAGAGCATCATATTCTAAAGTATGGTGAGCATTACACAATGAAAGAGTATGCGAAAGCCTTGGGGATATCTATAGAAGCAATGAGGAATAGAGTAGGGAGGTATGAGGAAGTAACTAATGTTGCTCTGCATCCTTACAGTATTGCGAATGCTAAAAGATGTGAAACTAAAGTAGAAGTCTTTAGCCAGAAGTGGTTAAGAAAGAAATTAATTTAATAAGGAGGTGACATGGTAAAGGAAGTGGAAGTAGATTGGATGGCAGTAGCTATCAAACTCGTACTTAAAGGCGATGATTTAAAAGCAGGGCAAGCCTTTGAGAAAGCAATTCAACAAGTCAAGGAGAAACAACATGAAAAGAGACAAAAATTCCTCGCGGTATGTGCTACATCAAATACCAAACACTGAAGAAGGTAAGTTACTAGTTCTTTTATTAAAGAAGTACTTGAACAGTGATAGGTATAATGTAAGAGTAAGGGGTCAAGGGTTGGTCGAAGGTGAAGATTGGAGGCAGTATACTAGAGGCGCACCTCTTGATAAGTCTACGCATCTCCGGGTTTATATCAATGATAAACTCTATTCAACAAAAAGCTCTACTTCTTGTGGTATTAGTTCTTGGAGAGATGCTGTATGAAAAAGTGTAGTTCTTGTGGTAACAAAGCCGATGCAATAGATAATGCTAAATACTTTTGTGCTAAATGCTGGATTAAATTTAGATTAACTTGGTTTAAACGAGAACAGTTAATTAAACATTCACAAAATAAATAGTGGGTATAACTTGTGTTGATAAATAAAGTATGCTACCCTCTTATTCTAAATTAAAAGACAACAATATATATATAAAATAAAGGAGAAATATTATGTTAAATATTGTTAATGCAGTACACCCACTGGAGGCGATAGAACCACCTTCTATTGTTAACACAGTGATTGAATCACGCCCTATGTATTACCCAGATAGTGAGGGGTTACTTACATTAGATACAGACAGGAGAGGTTTGTTTGTTAAAGGTGAGGGAAGTCCACCTATAAATGTAGTTAAGCCTAGCTATAATTTTAAGGGAGCGCAGTACGGTGATTTGTATGGTGCTATGGTTAATGTGTGCAAGCACTCAGGAATAGATTGTACAGGTGCAACTGTCAATTCTAATATGACCCCTGATGGTTCAAAAGGTTTTATTACGATTACTCTACCTGAGTATACGATAGAGACTGCCAAAGGAGATGAAAGCCAGTTTCAAATAACAGGAAGGACATCTTTTGATGGTAGTTGGTGCGTTGTATTACAAGTGGGTGCAGTCAGGATGGTATGTACAAATGGTCAAGTCTTCGTAGATAACTTCTCGATGTACAAGTCCAAGCATACAATTAGTATGTCACCAGAACACGCTCAACGTAAGCTTGCTGCTGCTCTAACTACTTATCAGTATGAGGCAGAGCGTTGGAAGCACTGGACTAAGCAGTCTATTACAGACAGAGAGGCTTACAATGTGTTTGCACTGGCAGCTAAGTGCAGGTTTGTTTTGAGTAAGCCTGACTTATCTATACTGGAACTAATGCAAGAGCCAGAAGTGTATCGTAACAAGGCTCTTGGTTATATGTGGACTCAATATGCGACACAAGAGCAGAGGACGTTAGGCTCTACTCATTGGGCTGCTTTCAATGCAATGACTCACTGGAGTACACACGCCCCGGCTGCTAAGAAATCAGCAGAGGGTTCATTGTTAACTATCAAGGCGAAGCGACATGACTCAGTACGAGATGCAGTTGTACGCCTTGCAGCATAATCAAAGGAGGTTTGTATGAGTCAGGTTGATGCTAATGCTGAATTTCTGATTCAACTTGACGATTGGTGGGCGCAGTTGTGGGTAATGCGAATAGGCACTACCCCTCCTGCTGACACAGTCAAGTTTAATTTCTTCACCTTTGTTAAGATGGCTTGTTCAGAGGTAGATGATTGGAGACTACAAGATACTACATTGTCAGCACTATTTTCTCAATTTATAGAGGAACAAAATAATGTCAGATAATACTTTTGTTTTTACCAAAGAAGAGTATAATGCATTTTTATCTTCTAAGTATTACGGTATGTTATACAAAGATAAATGCACGTTAACGGTTTCTCCTGAGACAAGAAGGGAGGAATATGTAGATGTCGAAGTAGGTCAAGGGATTGATCTGGATTTCTTGAGCGATGTTTACACTCCCTTCCTTGTCGAGTATCATAAGAAACTAAATTCAAACCCAAACCAAAAGGAGCTTTTTTAAATATGGCTAATTCTAATGTTATAAAAGGACAGATTTATTTTCCTCACTTGTACGAACCTAACCCTTCCTTCGATAAGAAGAGTTACTGGTATGAATTGTTTCTTGCTGTTTCAGATAAAGACTTTGAAAACTTAAAGGATCAAGGAATAAGTGATGTGTTCTTGTTTGAACCGGGAGTAAAGAAGTATACTCCTGATCCTATTGTCAAAATTGCTACATGGGCAAATAACTCAGACGGCTCTCCTACTCAGCCACCTAGAATAGTAGACGAAGACCGCAATATATTGTTAGAGTGTGACATAGGTAATGGTTCTACTGTGAGAGTCCAGTGGTATAAGAAGATATACGGAGGACAAGGTAAAACTATTGTACGTCCTCAGTTAGTTGCTGTTCAAATACTTGACCTAGTAGAAAGAGAGGACTCACTAGATCGATCTAACGATGCGTTAGCTTTTGAATAGGAGGAAGTATGGAAGATGTATTTTCATTTAACGGCACTGAGTATTCTGTAGAAGATTTAAATTCGGAATCTAAATTAATTTTAGAATACATTTTTGAAATTGATAAAGAACTAAAATCTTTAAGGAAGAAAAGTGCTGTTCTTCAAACTGCTTCAAAAGCATACAGCGCAGAGTTAACTAAACACCTAGAAGGTAAAGGCTTAGAAAAGGAGAAATAGTTTTGTTTATTAAACTACATCAGCCTTGTCCTGTTTGTAGTTCTAGCGATGCACTATCTGTTAATGAGGACGGTAGTGCATTTTGCTTTTCGTGCAACACAAGGCTAAGTAAATATCAATACGGAGAAAACGTAGGTGACGAGATGCAAGATTTAAAAGTAATAGAAAAGGAACCACTTACTTTCGCAGAGCAAGGGACGTATGTTCGACTGACTGATAGAGGTATATCAGAACAGACTGCAAGAAAGTATGGTGTTCGCTGCGAGTTAAATCAAGATGGGTCTATAGCTAAACATATCTATCCTTATTACAGAGATAAGGAGATTGTTGCTTTCAAAGAAAGGATTCTTGGTGATACTGGTAAGCAGAATTTTTATAGCAAAGGTAACATTAGAGACAGTGGTTTATTTGGAGAGAACCTATTTCAAGCAGGAGGAAAGTATATAACATTAGTAGAAGGTGAGTGCGATGCTATGGCAGCTTACGAACTACTAGGATCTAAGTGGCCTGTAGTTTCTATCAGATCCGGGGCTGCTGCTGCTGAACGCGATGTCAAAGCATCTTTAGAATACTTAGAAAGTTTTGATACTATTATAATTAACTTTGACGAAGACAAGAAAGGAAGGGAAGCAGCTAAGAAGGTAGCTAGGTTACTGAAGCCATCTAAAGCTAAGTTAATGTCTCTTCCAGAAGAGTTCAAAGATGCTAACGATATGCTAAAGGAGCGTCTACACAAGAAGTATGTCGAAGCTTGGTGGGCAGCTAAAACTTATACACCATCTGGTGTTCTTAGTGTTTCGGAAAACAGGGACAAGTATAAGAATAGAGAGAAGAAAGAATCTATTCCTTATCCTTGGGCAGGATTAAATACTAAGCTAGAAGGAATACGTCAAGGCGAATTAGTTACTCTCACTGGAGGTACAGGGCTAGGGAAGTCGAGTGTTACGAGAGAACTACAGCACTGGTTAATTAAAACAACATCTGATAATGTAGGAGTAATCGCATTAGAAGAATCTTTTAATAGGACTGTTGACGGTATACTTTCTATTGAGGCTGATGCTAAACTACATATCGATAGGATACGCGAACAGTTTACTGAGGAAGAGTTAGATAAATACTTTGACATTCTATATGACGGAGAAAATAAAAACAGAGTTTGGATACACGCTCACTTTGGAGCTAACGACATAGACTCTATCTTTAGTAAGCTTCGCTTTATGATTGTTGGTTGTAATTGTAAGTGGGTATTTATTGATCACCTTCATATGCTTGTATCGTCTTCTCCTGAAGGAGATGAGCGCAGGTCTATTGATTCTATAATGCACAGAGTCAGGACACTAGTAGAAGAGACAGGAACAGGTGTAATACTTGTCTCTCATCTTCGCAGGATAGATGGTAATAGAGGTCACGAGAACGGCATAGAAACAGGTCTAAGCCATTTAAGAGGATCACAAAGCATAGCGCAACTATCTGACTGCGTTATCTCCTTAGAACGTAATCAACAAAGCGATGACCCTATCGAAGCATCTACTACGAGAGTACGGATATTAAAGAGCAGGTATACAGGAGATGTGGGTGTAGCTACTCATTTAGTTTTTGATAATGAAACTGGTAGACTTAGTGAAGTAAAAGAAGGAGATGAAAACTTTAGTCCTTTAGATGAGGAACAATTAACATTCGGAGCATTGAATTTATGAGACTTCTATTTGATATAGAAACAGATTCAGTTGAAGCTACTAAGCTTTGGTGTATTGTTGCTAAAGATATAGATACAAATCAGTTATATATCTTCGGCCCGGATCAACTGCATGAAGGCTGTATGCTATTAAATAAAGCAGATGAACTAATAGGTCACAACATTATAGGATTCGATATACCTGTTATTGAAAGCCTCACCACATTTACAAATTTGTCAGAGGGAAAAAAGATAACAGATACTTTAGTTCTTTCTAGACTATTCAGACCTAGCAGAGAAGCAGGGCATGGTTTAAATCCTTGGGGTACTAGATTAGGATTCAAGAAAATAGAATTTGAAAACTTTGAAACCTTCTCATCAGAGATGTTAGATTACTGTATACAAGATGTTGAATTAAATCACAGAGTTTACAATGCTCTTAAAGAAGAGTCGAAGGGATTTAGTAAGGATTCTGTAGAGCTAGAGCATGACGTTTATAAGATAATAAAAGACCAACAACACAAAGGTTTTTACTATGATGCTTATGAATCTGATCTTCTATTAGCAGAACTAAGAGAGCAGACATCTAAGATAGAAGATGAGGTTAAGAAAGTATTTAAAGCTAAAGTAACTTCAGTAAAACTAATACCTAAATATACAAAGACAGAAAAGCTTTCTAAGTTAGCAAACACTGAGCATGGTAAAGGTGTTCGTATGACTGAGCAGGAGTACAACTCTATGCTTGCAGGAGAAGAAGTATGCAGGGTAGATGTAGTTGAGTTTAATTTAAACTCTAGGCAACAAACAGGAGAATACTTAATAGAGTTTGGTTGGAAACCTAAAGAGTTTACGCCTAACGGTAGACCCATCGTTAATGAGAAGACCTTATCTAAAATAAAAAACATTAAAGAAGCTGACCTAATGAACAGTTACTTAATGTTACAGAAAAGAGTTTCTCAAATAGAATCTTGGAATAAGTTTGTTGGTGATGATAACAGGGTTCATGGTTGGGTTATAACTAACGGAGCAATTACCGGGAGAATGACTCATAGAGATCCTAACATGGCTCAAGTTCCTGCTTGCTCATCTCCTTACGGTAAAGAATGTCGTTCCTTGTGGACAGTTCCAAACGGTTATAAACTTGTAGGTATCGATGCTTCTGGTTTAGAATTAAGAATGTTAGCATCTTATATGAATGATGAGGAGTACACTAATGAAATACTTAACGGAGATATTCATACCGCTAATCAAAAACTTGCAGGACTTGAATCAAGATCTCAGGCGAAGACATTTATATATGCACTCCTCTACGGAGCAGGAGATGCAAAGCTTGGGGCAGTGGTTGGAAGAGGCAGAGAAGCTGGTAAAAGACTTAGAGAATCATTCTTTGCTAGTCTCCCATCATTTAAAACTCTTAAGGATAGAGTATCAAGAGCTTCTGCAAGGGGCTACCTCAAAGGATTAGATGGTCGGAAGCTACTAGTAAGAAGTGAACACTCTGCTTTGAATACATTATTGCAGGGTGCAGGTGCTATAACTATGAAGAAAGCTTTGGTTATCTTTCATAGAAAGTTACAAGCAAAAGAATTAGATGCAACATTTGTAGCTAATGTGCATGATGAGTGGCAGTTAGAAGTCAGAGAAGATCAAGCTGATGAAGTAGGAAAACTAGGAGTACAATCTATACGCGAAGTAACTTGTGCTTTTGAATTAACTTGTCCTTTAGATGGAGAATACAATGTCGGAAACAACTGGGCAGAAACACACTAAAGTAGGAGTAGAAGTAGAAGTTAGAAACCTTTCTGATTTTGTAAATTTAAAATATAATAATTCTTATGGTGGAATATTTAGATTAGCTAAAGGTAAATCTCCACTTATTGTTAGTAGTGTCATGCAACACGAAGATATTATTTTAATACAATGTATTTATTTAAAATCAGGAAAACCACAAGTTTATAAAGGAAATAAAAAAGTAGTACCTTTAAAGCTTGGAGTGTTTGAAGATGATGATGAGTTTTATCCTAAAGGAGAATCAATAGAACTTGAATATTCAGGATACCACTATTATTAATAAAGGAGAGTAAAATGGAAGAAGTAATTATTAGAATAGACAGTGAAACTTTAGGTACAGATGGGCCAGATAAACAGCTTATAGGTAAGCTTAGTATACTTAACTATGGTGAAGATGACTTTCAAAAAAAACTTAGTGCTGTTACAGATTCATTAAGAGATATTTATGAAGGCTATATAGATGGTTCTATAACCATAACTGTTATTAATAAGTTTGAACACGTTAATGTATAAGGTGGTTTTATGCAGCATTTAGATTCTCCAAATCGAACTGGAGACATAGCAGAACATTATGCAGTTACATGGCTTTGGGATAACGGCTATGAAGTATTTAAAAACTGTGGCTGCACTGGCCCTATTGATATAATCGCTAAAGATAACAAAGGTAATTTACTTTTGTTAGATGTAAAAACATTATCAATAGATTATCGAACTTGTTCTTATGTAATAAAAAATAACAGAACTAAAAAACAAATTAAGCTAGGCGTACAGTTAGTTGGCTTTAATCCTGAAACAAGGAAGTTACACTTTGTTAAACATAGAAAGGTAAAATAATATGTCTCAACAAAAAGATCTAGATGATCTTATAAAAGATATTTATTCAGTTATAGAAAAACTTTCTGATAATGAAAATATAATTATACCTGAAGATCTTATAGAAGATTTTGGAGAACGTATGAAGGCTGCTTTAGTTCATTGGTGTACTCCTAAAAAACAGTCTAAAGGTTTAAGAATGAGTAACCTTGGAAGACCTGCTAGGCAGCTTTGGTATGAAGCTAATAGAAAAGAAGAAGGTACTAAATTAAAAGCATCTACTCATATTAAATTTCTATACGGACATTTACTAGAAGAACTTATATTATTACTAGTTAAACTATCAGGTCATACTGTTACTGAGGAACAGAAAGAAGTTGAAGTAGATGGTATAAAAGGACATATTGATTGTAAAATAAATGGTGAAGTAGTGGATATAAAAACTTCTTCTAACTTTGGATTTAAAAAGTTTAAAGAGGGTACTCTCTACAATGATGATCCTTTCGGATATATGCATCAGCTTTCTGCTTACGAAGAGGCAGAAGGAACTGAAGAAGGAGGCTTCTTAGCAATCAATAAAGAAACAGGAGAGCTTGCTTTTTTTAGACCGGGGTACTTGACAAAACCTAATATCAAGGATAGAATAGATAATCTAAAGATTAAAATATCCTCAGATTCTCCTCCTGAAAGATGTTACAAACCTGTTGCTGAAGGTAAAAAAGGTAATCTTAAATTAGCTACAGGCTGTGTTTATTGCGCTTTTAAAAAAGAATGTTGGTCTGATGCAAACAATGGTAGAGGACTACGAGCATTTAGGTATGCTAATGGAGCTAGATATTTAACAAGAGTTGCATCTATTCCTAATGTTCCTGAGATACTAATATGAAAAAACATAAACTAAAACAAATAGAATCAAGAACAAAAGAACTACTTGTTGATTGGATGAAGACTTTAGTTTCAGAAGAAGAAGCAAAAATATTAAACACTTCTAATATTTTATCGTATATACCTAAGTCTAATCCTTATATGAGAACAGATACAGGTAGCAGGTTAACTGCTTACTCTCCTAAATGGATAAGAAAACAATTAAAATCTATGGTAAAACTAGACCCTTCACTAGACGTTACACTAGTGACATTAAAGACATTAAATAAAATAGTAGAAACTCAAAGAACTCTGTCTAATACGGAGGTTTACTAATGCCCTACAGAAAACCTAGAGTACCTAGACCCAGAGAAAAGAACTTAGTTAAAGGCTATGATTCTTCTTTTGAGTATGAGCTTCATTCTACAATATTAGAAGATTGGGAACATCATCCAGATACAGTAGGTTATACTGTAGAGCATAAGTATCATCCTGATTTTGTAAGAAAGATAGATGGTAAGACTATTTTATTAGAAGCTAAAGGTAGATTCTGGGACTATGCAGAGTTTAATAAATACGTCTGGATTAAAAAAGTACTACCTGAGAACACTGAGTTAGTATTTTTATTTGCAGATCCTTCTGCTCCTATGCCACAAGCTAAACGAAGAAGAGATGGAACTAAACGTAGTCATGGTGAGTGGGCTTCTGCTAACGATTTTAGATGGTTTAGTAGATACAGTATACCTGACGAATGGATCAACCTTAAAGAGAGAGACAAAGAAGATGAGTGAGTACACACTAACAATGGGTAATGGTACTAATGACGATCAAATGATATACGCACATACTGGGTGGGATAAAGCATCTGATGCAATAACTGAAGCAGTAGATCATCCTCCTCATTATAACAAAGGTAATATAGAGACTATAGACTATATAGTAGATGTACTAGATACTCACGGTGCTTTAATGTATTGTCATGGTAATGTGTTAAAGTATACTGGTTCAAGATTATTTAGTAAGGAAAAGCCTGTAGAGGATGCCAGAAAAGCTATATGGTATCTTAATAAGATAGTAGAGTTATTAGAAAATAAAGGAGAATAAAGTGGAAGAAGTAATTATTAGAATAGACAGTGAAACTATAGGTGCAGATGGGCCAGATAAACAACTTTTAGGTAAACTTAGTATTCTTAATTATCATGAAGATGACTTTCAAAAGAAACTTGGTGATGTTACAGATTCATTAAGAAATATATATGAAGGTTATATAGACGGTTCTATAACCATAACTGTTATTAATAAGTTTGAACACGTTAATGTATAAGGAGTTATAATGGATAAGTACCAACAATTTATTCATAAGAGTCGTTATGCTCGTTGGATTCCTGAAGAGAATAGACGAGAAACTTGGGGTGAAACAGTCAGCCGTTATGTAACTTTCTTTGAAGATAGAGGACAACTAACAAAAGAAGATGCAGCCCAAATGTATAACGCTATATATAATTTAGATGTTATGCCCTCTATGCGGTGTATGATGACAGCAGGTGAAGCTCTTAAACGAGATAACGTAGCAGGGTTTAACTGTAGTTATCTTCATATAGATAGTCCTAGATCCTTTGATGAGTTGATGTATGTCCTTATGTGCGGTACTGGAGTAGGTTTTAGCGTAGAAAGAAACTTTATAAGTAAGATGCCTACTATAGCTGAAACCTTTCACGAAACAGAAACGACTATAGTTGTGTCTGATAGTAAGATAGGGTGGGCATCTGCTTACCGGGAACTGATAAGCTTGTTGTATGCAGGTAAGATACCTAAGTGGGATATGTCTAAGATTAGACCTGCTGGAGCTAGACTTAAAATCTTTGGCGGCAGAGCTAGTGGCCCAGAACCTTTAGATGATCTCTTTCAATTTACTGTAGGCATTTTTCAAAGAGCAGCAGGACGTAAACTTAATTCTA